GTATATTGAAACCTTTCTACCGTCGATGACAGCTTATTGTGAACACTGTAAGTGCCAAATGAAGTGAATTTATTTGTTTCAAAAATAGGCACTTTTACGAAAAAGACACTACTATATATAAGACAGAATAAAAGGAGATACTAAAATGGCAAGAACAGTAAATGCAGGTAGAGGTGCAGGTAGAGGCGGACAAGGTAAATGTGGAGGAGTAAGAAAGTTTGATGGAAGTGGTAGAGGTGTAGGTAATATTAATAAAACTAGAAGACCTAAAAAGAAGTAGTTGACAATATAGCAAATGTTTGCTATAATATATAAAACCAAAGAGGAGGAAATTATGGGAAGAACTAAAGAACAGATTGCAAAGTACAACCATTCAGAGAAGGGAAGAGCTTGTCAGAAGAGGTACAAAAAGTCAAAGAAGGGGAAGGTGGCAACTAATGCGACGAGAAGAAAGTACAAAATTAAAATCAGAAACAAAGTTATCGAGATGTATACCGACGGAAGGAATTTATGCACGGCTTGTTGCCTTGATGTTAAACATTTACATCACACGAATCCGGAAGATGGGTTACGAGAGAAAGAAATGTTCGGTTCAAACACTAGCGTTGAGGCGCGAGTGTATCAAATAAGAATGTATGAAACAAACCCAAGCTATATTCAACCATTATGTATAGAATGTCATAAGATAGAACATAGAAGACTAAGAGGAGAGAAAAAACATGGAAAAGAAATGGACCACGCAAAGTCCTTATCTAGCAGCATTTCTGGTGAGCCAGGAGAACTTTAAGCTAGGTAAAGTGTTTTTTAAGGACAACCAGAGGTCGGCTGATCATCCTAAATGCTCAATTGAGATAATATTTGATGATAAGTTTGAAGCAATGCTTACCCAGTTCGAAGAACTGTATAACGATAAGAAGGCCGTAGTAAGGCTGCAGAGCTATCAAGATAACATGAGATTCATTATGCACTTGATAAATTCGCGTAAGTCAGGTATAGAAGATGAAGAGAAGTAGTCAAGTAGAACGCTCCATTAAAGAGTCAAGCTTCGTTATGAAGGGTCTATCAACATCAGAGAAGAAGATCTTTCGTAAGATTAAACGTTCATTAATGCGCACATTTGTGGCGCCTAATCATAGTGTTAAGATTATGATAGACTTAACAGCTATGGAATATGTAAGATACTTTCGTCAGCCCGTAGAAGGCGATGAGAAGATAAATCCGGCTCAAAGAACCAAGTTAGTGTCCTCTATTAAGGACTGCCTTTCGGAATTAGATTTGACGCCGGCTTCGAAAAAATCAGGGGAAGTAGGTACTACCCTATCACAGATATTCAAGAATCTTGAGGAGACTAAAAATGGAAAACAAACAGGAAGCAGTCAAGTGGACGCAACAGGAGAAGGTACAGTACTTAATTGATGAGATAAAGAGAGCAGGTGAAGCCATTAAAGACGCAGAAAAGACCAAAACAGAGCTAGAAAGTGAGCAAAAAATGGCTAAAAATAGAGTAAAGTTGGCAGAATTAAGGGTAGCTATATTGATAGGGAAGTCATATGTAGGAAGACTCCAAAAGAGGCTTCTAGTTGAAAAATAAACAAGAAAGTGTATATAATATTAACAACTTCGCTAGGCTTACGTTCAAAGAACAGCATGAGTTATTGCTGAAACTACGTGATCCAGTTGAGTTTGCAGAAAGACTATTAGGTATAAAGCTATTTGACTATCAGAAAGAGATACTACTGGATACGTCCCCCAGGCTCCATATTAGAAAGGGACGACAAGTAGGTGCTAGTTTCATAGTGGCGCTGTATTGTGTGTATAAAGCGGTTACGCAATCTGATATTACGATCGCTGTAGTGGCCCCTTCACAGCGCCAAAGCTCACTAGTCTTTAAATATATTAAAACGTTCTTTGTTAACACTGACATTTTAAAGCCGGAAGTAGAGAACCCGAAGAGTAGGTATTCGCAAACGGTCATTGAATTAGCAAATGGATCTATCATATACTCGTTGCCTTGTGGTAACGATGGCCGGACCATTAGAGGTATAAGTATAGGAAAAGGATCCATACTCATAGTAGATGAGGCTGCGTTCATTCCTGAGGCAGTTTGGGCATCCCTGGACTACTTTACAGCTACTGGTGGTCGCGAGATACTCTCTAGCACCCCATTAGGGAAAAGAGGGCGCTTTTGGGAAGCATCAGAGGATGCGCTCTATAAGCACATGATCATACCATCTACCCGGAACCCTTTGATTACTAAGGAATGGATAGATAGTAGGCGTAAGTACAGATCATTCGAATCAGAGATAATGGCCGAGTTCATGACAGGCGAAGGAATGTTCTTCGATGCTGAGATTGTGCGCAGACAGATAGATGCAGACCTTAGTTGGAACGAGACACCTGGTAGAGTGAAGGGCTACTTTAAATGTGCCGGAGTCGATCTAGGATTAGAGATAGATCCTACCGTAATCACATGTTGTAAGAAGGTTACGGATAAGTTCATACCTTTCTTTATAAAGGCGTACAAGAAGAAGAACGATAAGAGCTCATACGATTGCGAGTACACACCCATTACGAGTTATGATGATATAGTAAACGAAATGGATATGCTCAATGGGCAATACGATATAAACTATGCCGCAATAGATTCAACGAACAATGAGTATGTTAGCGAGGTGGTTGGAAAGCACATGACTGTTTTCCCTATCAAGTTTAACAGTACCGGAAAGAACGGAAACCCAATGAAGAGTGAACTGATGCATTGTCTGCTGGCGGGACTAGCATCTAATAAGATAGTACTACCGAATCACCCGACACTGATAAGGCAGTTATTGAATTACGAGTTCACCATTAATGATAATAAGAAAGAGATCTTCACTCCAACGGATGAGGATTTCATAGATAGCCTGGCGCTATCTGTATATAACGAACTAGCTATAGAAGAGCCGGATAATTTCGCAATATCTTAACAGGAGAAAATAATATGGGACTAAAGAGATTCTTTGAGAACGTGTTTCAATCATTAACAACATCAAAGAGATCAAGCATAGATGCGCCAATCGCTATAGAGACGGGAACTCAAAGAACTAAGCTACCTGGATATTCATTCTTATATGAAAACCCTGATAGCTTTCTAAATCTGTACAAACAGCTATATGATAACGTGCCGGTCCTAGAGGCCGCTATAGACACGTATATCACACTGGTCAATCCTAGCTGGTCAATCGTCCATAAAGACCCGGAAGTAGCTCAAATGCTCACTAAAGAGCTCAAAGCTGCTAAGTTTAACGACTCTTTGAATCAATTTATTGAATCATACTTCTTGTATGGTTTCAGCGCACAAGAGATGGTGCTAAATGATAGCTTTGATAGAGTGATACGTTATGTGACTATACCTAGCAAAGACATGAGGATACATAGGGATCCGAATGCTATTATAGATAGATACTTCCAGACAGGCCTTACTAGTAGATACACCGATGGGGCAAACAATCGCGCCGCAAGTCCCGGGATAGAGAACGCTTATAGAAGGGACGAACTTGTCAATGGTAAGTCAGGAACGCCGCAGATAGAACTTAACCCTAATACAATCACATTCGCATCAAGGACGGCTACATTAGATAACCCTTATGGTAGAAGCCTATTCCTTTCAATGCCTTGGCTTGTTAAGATCATGGTAGAGATGCAGGACGCTTATGGTAAGATATACCAAAAGTATGGTTCCCCGCGCTTTCATGTTAAGTACATACCAGCAGTACAGTTAAACCAGGATACATTAAACAAACGTCTTGATACTATTAAGAGTAAGTTCGAGACACTAGAACAGGACGCTGACTTCTTTACAGCAGCTGATGTAGAGATAAACATAATGGGCGCAGGAGACTCACGCGTTATCCATTTCGGTACAGAGATGTCAGAGATTATGCAAGGAGTATTCGCCGGCCTTAAATTGCCCGCGGGTGTGCTTGGATACAACTATGGTTCCACCGAGACCCATCTGTCTAAACAGATGGACATACTATCAGCTAAGATCAAATCATATCAAGTAAACTTTGAACAGATAATAAACGAACGCCAGATGCCTTTAATAGCTAATGTGTATGGGTTGTCGGAAATGCCCGAACTAAAATTCGGTACACCGGCCATCGTAGATGAGTTAGCAGAAGCGCAGAAGGAAAGTGCTAGAATAAACAATGTAGGGCAGAAGATCAGCCTTGGTCTTATAGACGCACAGGATGGACAGGAAGAGCTCGACTTAGAGATTAAGGTAATAGAGCCGCCAGTTGAAGAAGAAGAAGAAGAAGAGGACGAAGACGGCAATCCTATAAAGAAGAAAGACAAGAAGGATAAGAAGAAAAAGGAGGAAAAATAATGTCAATAAAGAAACGTAAGAAACGGCCAACGATGCAACCACCTAATACAACCAGAAGAGTTAGAGTTAATGGTAAGGCCGAAAATGTGAATTTACAGGTACCTAACGCTACTGCTGATAGTAGTGGTAACTTTACAAGAGCTGATAGAGCCGGAGCAGGTATAAGAAGTATGGGTGATCCTAGACAATTCGCATTCGCAGATCCTGTAAATAGAAGACCATGGCAGAAAACATAATACCAATAATAGGAGGAAACACAGATGTCTAAAACTATAAGTAAGAACACTGAAGAGCTAATACCTTACTCAGAACGTTCTGTTATTCAGTCAGGTATTGAAATCACAGAAGAGGTTTTAGAATCTATCAATAAGTTAACACTATCACCGATAAGTGCAGAGGACGTAGTTGCGTACCCAGTAATGCTAATAGATGATAGAGTGACTCGTAATAATACACAATACCCTAAGGAGTTCCAAAAGATGTTACTATCATTGCCAATTGGTGAGGGATCAGTAATAGGAGCGCCAATGTTGTTAGGGACTACGGAAGACCATCAAGCTAATGCAGCTTGCCAGTTAGGGAGGATATATGAAGCTGAACAAGTCGTGGATAAAGAAGGCCATTATGGTATTCTTGGACATATGTATATGCTTAAAGCCGGTAATAAAGAAACCCTCGGTAAGATCGATTCTGGCATTCTTAAAGAAGTATCTATCTCTACGAAAGTAGAAATGCCTATCTGTTCAATATGTCAGCAAGACATAAGGACATGTGGACACAAGGTAGGGCAAGAGAGTTGTCACGTTACAATGACCGGAAAAGGTTTTTGCGCAGAGGTATCACTTGTTGCCATACCTGGCTCAAGCAGCGCTAAGATCCTTAGAGCTGGTGCAGAAAACGATTATAAAACAGTTAACGAGGTATTACTTATGGAAAATCTTACCAGTATGAAGGAAGATATTGCCAAGATCTATAAGGCCATACCTCTTATGATATCAGATTCATTCAAAGAGTTCGGATCAAGTTTAATACCTGCCTCTGGAGTTCCCGCTCCGGAACCAGTAGTAGAACCAGTAGTAGAGCCTGAACCTGAACCAGTAGTAGACAAAGAGAAGGAAGAAATGCAAGCGACTATCGAATCTCTGACTAGCGAGATCTCAACGGTCAAGTTAGCCAAAGAGAGCTTGGATAGTTTTGTAAGCAATGAAAAGGAAAAGCTCATTGAAGAGACAATCAAGTTAGGTGTTATTTCTGAGAACATTAAGTTCGATAAGAAAGGTGATTCGAAGGTGCTCTTTGATAATATGAGTGTGGAACAACTAGCGTTGGTAAAGGACTCGTTTAACAAAGAAGCTACTAAGATGTATCCTAAGTTGAACATAGAGGTGGCGCCTATCATAGAAGAGGTTATTGATAAGAAAGATAAAAAAAATAAATCCACAGTTAACATAATGGATTTTAAAAATAAATAAACGGAGGAATTAAAATGTCTAAGACAAAAGTTGAAAGAGGTGGATACGCAAACGTTATTACCCTTCAGGCCTTGGAAACTCAAGCATTGCCTTTAGGTTCGCCAGTTAAGATAAATGATGATTTCGAAGTAGCATTAGCTGAAGCAACAGA